CCAAGAGACTTCGTCCAAGACACCTGTAGCGCAGCCAGTATTGATGCAACCCTCTGGGGTCTATTTGCAGCAGACGAGCCCAGCTTCTCGAGCTCTTGGTCAAACTCGGATAAAGCAAAATACCATTCGGAGTTGAACACATCTCTGATGCTGCCAATCTCCTCGTTAGCTCGAACGGTATTCTCAACCAATGGAGTGGGAGAAGATGCGGCATTACGAAGGAGTCCTGACAGGTAAGATACCGCCACGTCTGCCCTAGTGAGCCTATTCTTCCCCATATACACCCTCAACTGACTCCGCTAGGTCTTTGAGAAGTTGCTTGACTCCAAACTCCTGATCCCTTAAATCCGCCAGTCTATCAGAAGACTCTTGAACCTCTCTGGTTGCAGCCAGGCTCATGACCTCCTCATCACTTAGACCGAGCGCCTCCTTAAGCACGAACTTAAAGTCCATCCCTAGGTCATTGGCTAGAATTCTAGCAGTCTGTGCTCGAACATAGTTGGTGTCTGCCTTCATCTTCTCATCGAAAGAGCTGACTCTCGGCATTCTAATCTTGTATTTTATCGATGGCTTAACACCGGCTGCCGCTAACGCTCTCTGAATAACAGTGTGCATCAGATGAACAACTTCCTGCTGCTTACGGCGCACGGTTCTAGCAAACTGAAGACCCTGCTGCTCGAGTGTTGATCGAGCATTAACATTCTTCTCAAAGCCGCAGAGTGCAGCGGGAACGCCGGTCACAATAAAGAACTTGTCCTGCATGAATCTAAGCATATCAATGATTTGTCTTAAGTCTGCGGGTGGATCATTGTGGAAGCTCGGCTTTTCAGCGCCCTCTCGGTACGGGTAGACAAGATCATCCATTGCGATAAGCGAGGTGATTCGTCTTCTCATCTTTCCGTCTCGGTCAAAAACCTGCTGACTCCACTGTCCAGACTTGAGGTTCTCAAGGAAGTCATCAACCTGATCCGGTCTAATATTGGAGGGCATCGGGTATGTAACAGACTTACGGGCGGCAGCCTGAAGAATGGAGAGAAGGCTCAACACATCCTCCGCAGCCTCACTCTGACGCCAAAGCTTTCTAGCTGTCGCGTACATGCTTCGCCCGTATCGACGCCCTCGGGACTTGTCGGGTGCATAGTGAACCACCTGAACTGGTGCCAGTGTAACTGTATCTCCATTGTTGTAGGTTGTTGGCGTCATCCTACTTTTGTAACCGACGATCTGAGAGTATGTGTTGACAACAACATCCGTAGACATAGGAATTAAAGGTCTCTCTGCTACCAGCGAAGAGCTTGAGAAGATCAGCTCTGTAAAACTGTCACCAAGAAGAGTGCCCTCCTTGAAGATGTGGACAAAGAAGTCCGTGCCGCCTACAGCCGCCAGTGCAGAGTTTACGATGTCCTTATATGGTTCGTCCGCATCTTCCTCAAACTGAATGTTGACCCCATCAACCGAATCCCCACCAAAAACAAAGTCGGTCAAAACCTGAAGAGCCGTCGCCATCTCAGGAACCTCGTCCCTAATCTCCCTGAAATCTAGATACCTAGAGCCTCGAGACCGATCATACGCCTCTTGATTCAAAGCCTTCATCTGATTAGACATCCGGCGAGCGCGCCTCTCCGCAGCAGACCCAGCGGTCGTCCCATTCAAGTCGACACCAGTAGCCCCGTACTCTGATGCGACCACTTCGGGGGCACCCTTAAACATTCGCATCATTCTATCGGAAAGCCTGCGTGCAAGCATGCTGTCGGGCTCAAACTTCTTAGCCATGAGGGATAACTCCGGATTGTTTAATGCTATTTTAAACCAACCGCGTCACTTTGTCGACACAAGTCGCAGCATCCTTTTGCGAGGAAAGAGGTATTCTGCAGAGTTGTACTGAGAGATCCTTCTAAGAGCCTGGCTTGCGGCGTCCACCTGGTCATCGTTTCGACCCAGGGGGAATTGAAGGAGCTCAGTAAGGAAATCCTGTAGAAAAGCGGACTTCTTGTGGAGAACAACCTGCCCAGCCTCGAACAGTGGAGAGACTGCGCTGAACCTTGCAACCTTGCTGCCCTCTGGTCTGACTGGTATGATACCGTTTAGGCTTCTCTTCAGCGTGTCAATGATCGCCGGACCATTCGCAGCGTCCTCTATCAGGATCTCTGTACAGTCAGGGTGCCTTCTCGAGAGTCGCTCAATCGCAGCGATGGTCTGAGTGAACCCCCACCTTCCGCGCTCCTGGTCCAGAAGGTAATACTTGTTGTCCTTAGCTCCCCATACCTGTCCGCACACGAACGATCCTGGTCCAGCTTTAAATGCGGTGTCCCAGCTTTGAATAACCCTGTCGAACTTTTCCGGCAGATCATCACAGTATTCAATCCAGGACTGGCTAACCATTCCGCCGTCTTGAGGAACGGGTCTCTGCTGAAGCTGAGCAGAGCTCGCAAAGGTACCCAGACTTTTCTTAAGTATGTCGATATCGTCACGGCTGAACCGGTCAGGCCATAAAAGCTCGCCGTCCTTCTTTCTGGGGTCTCTCCAACCTATTGATGTCTTAGCCGTTGATCCGTCGTACTCAGCTGGCAAGGTAAGCTTTTCGTATCCTCCGAGATCTTCCAGATGCCCGCAAAGATCACCAAAGTGCACACGCTGACCAATGACAATTCTTCTGGCTGTTTTTGGATCATTGCCGCGAGTGGACATGGTTTGATCCCACCAGTCTATGACAGCATCTCTACCCTTCTCGGACTGAGAGTCCAGCACCTTATGTGGGTCGTCCACCTGGATGAAGTCACCACCTTCACCTGTCGCTGCACCGAGGACGGTGGTGGCGACCCGGACGCCACCACCAGTCAACTCGAACCTTGCCTTCTGATTCTGGTCCGGAGCGATATCACACTCAGGAAACCTTAACCGAAACCAAGGGGTCTGCATTACACGTCTGGTCTTTACGGAGTCTCGTACCGCAAGACCATGAGAGTACGATGAGCACAACCATTTGGTGGACGGGTCGTTGATCCAGGTCCACAAAGGGAAGAATACGCTGCATAGCGTGCTCTTACAGTGTCTTGGCGGCATGTTAATCACCAGGTTCCGAATGTCTCCACGCTGGCACGCCTCAAGGTGCTCGCAAATGGCATGAAGGTGCCATCCATCAATGAACTGATTGTCGCCCTCAACGAGATGCCATGCGGACTCCATGAAACTATGAAGGCTCCCCTGAAGATTCTCTCTCGCAAGATTGAGTATCGCCTGAAGTTCATCGTCCCTAATGTTATGCGGGTTTAAGTCCTGCGTCACTTACAAGCCTCGCTATGTCGTTCTTAGACATTTCCTTAACGTTGATAGCTCCGCCACCCTTGCCAGTCAACTCAAGTCTTGTATTCACTGACGTGCCATAAAGCTGCATAAGCATCCCTACAGCCTTAAGCTGAAGATCCAAGCGTCCCTCTTTGGCTGCATTGGCAGTGATGAGCTTAAGCATTCGCTCATGCTCTTTACGTCTTTCAGATGTGGTCCTACCATCCTCTTCAAGAGCGTTCTCTCGCCACCTCTTAAATGCTGCAGAGATGTATCGTGTCGCGGTACGCTTAGATACATCATACTTCTGCGCCAGAACCTTCTGGGCCTGCCGATTGGTCAGCCCTTGGAGAAGCAGAAGCTCTGCCTGGTCAACCCTTGACTCCATCTGTTCTTTAGTAGATCTTTTTTCAGCCATAACATACTCCTCAAGGCAGTATATCAATAACCGCGTCAGTAAGAAACCAATTCGTAGAACCGCTGCTTGGGTCTATCAAACATCACGTTCACCTTACCCGTTCGACCGTGCCTATGCTTTTGCACTATGATGGTCCCCTCAACCGTCTCATGCCCATCACTCCACTCACTCTCAACATGCTCTGGATACGCTATCTTTAGGATGCCTGTTGCATCATGCTCTACCGCTCTAGACTCACGAATCTGCCCGCCATCGTTGAGTTGGCTTAACGCGATTACAGGTATTTCGTTAGTTCTTGCTATCGCAACAAGGCTGCTGGATATCTCAGCGACCTCTCGCTCTCTGGAGTAGGTAGAGTCTGTCCTCAGAAGCTGTAGATAATCAATGATCACCATGTCGCACTTACCTAGCTTTACCTGCTGCCTTACTGCTGCACCCAGTTGATATAGACTTAATGACGGCTGATCGAGTATCAGGAAATTACCTGACGCAGAATATATTCTGCCTGCGGAGTGCTGCAGGCTATCAATTTGATCAGACGAAAGGTGTCCAGATTCTATCAGGTTTCCTGCGATCCCAGATTCAGAGCTCACTATCCTTCTCATGAGATCAACGTGAGACATCTCGAGAGAACAGTACATCACCTTCGTGTCTCTAACTGCAGCATCAAATCCAATATTAACGCCCAGAACACTCTTCCCGCGCCCCGTGCCAGCACCAAGAACATAGAGCCCTCCGGGTCTGAATCCACCGAGTATCTTATCTAGCCCCTGGATTCCTGACGAGATCCCCGGTGGCTTATTCTTTTCCGCCTCAGGTCTTTCAAATGCAGCCTGAGCAAGCCCTATCACAGACTGAAGCGAGTCTTTGGCGGAGAAAAGTCTCTGCTCAGGAGTCAGGTCGTCCATATCAAGTAGACGCCCTATAGCAGTCTGCCTTGCTTCATATGCGCTGGAAGCGTCCTTAGCGAGAACAACAGCTTCAGATACTGCTTGAACGACACGTCTCTGCTGCGTTGACTCGCGCAGACTCTGACACATTTTCCCGAACGTGGAAGCTACCATCACATACTCGGAACTCATGTTCATCAGGTAATCAAACTTAACCGGAGTCGTTGTCGACTGAAGCGAATGATACACGCTTATCTGATCCACATCGTTTCCGGACATGAATAAATCGCATACAACCTTGTGAACATTTTGATGGACTTGGCTGGTCCAACAGTCAGCAGACAAGCTGACAAACTCCGTCAAATCAGCCCCTTGAAGGCAAGAAGAAATAATCTGCCCTTCAAGATCCTCGTGCATTGAAAACAACCCAACCTCCCTATTAATAAGTAACCAGACTCAAAAACACTATTCTAATAAAATTGATAAATAAACCTTTATTTTAAAAAACTTTTCATGCATGATGACCAAGGATTAAGAAAGGAGTCAAATAATGACTGACCAAATATCTAGAAGAATTAAGATTCGAATCATGGCAATGGGCTGTTCGAGTCTTAAGAGTTTTGTTGAGGAGTATAAGTTGAACGGTGGCGTAAGACCATACTCTTGGTGGAGAAATCTTTCGGAGGGGAGTCCGTACTCATCTCTTATTGAGGCCAGTGAGTGCCTGGGTGTCTCTGTTGATGCATTAATAGGAAGGTCTTCAGATTCGGACAGCGTCTTAATTAGAGAAGGCGTTCCTGGTGGCAGGGTAAACCTTAATGAGTGATAGAGCTGCACCGCCCAAGGACTCCATCGGGGGAACGACGGCAGCACAAGTCCTGGGTCATAGTAAGTATGGCAACAGGCATGCTGCATATCGTAAGATAGTTTCTGCGTTGGACGGGAATCCCATCAGCATCCCAGTGAACTTTAACATGCACCGTGGGCTGCTTGCTGAAGATAAGATTGTCGATATGGTTAAAGAGGACTTTGAGTCTTCCACGGGTATGCGTATCGCAGAGTTGTTTGGCAGCGGCGTTGTTAGGCATAAGGATTTTCCTTTTATACATGCGACAGTGGACAGGGTCGTCTTTGATAAGTCTGGGAAGATACGCGGAATCGTTGAGGTGAAGAGCTGCGACAACACCTGGGCGAGCTTTGATTGGGAACGAAAGGATTACCGATGCCAGTTGGAGCACTATGACTGCATATTTAAATCTGCATATGAGTCGGAGATCTCCGAGCATGGTCTTGATCATAACTACCTGCTTGTGGCAACAGGCGATGAGCATACGTGGAGAACGTTTGTGAGAATGATTGAGTCCGGTGAAGACCCTAGTGTGCTGAAGCCCATCATGGGCGTCGAGTATCGCAAGGTTGACTTTAGCGGAAGCTATAAAGACGAAAGCCTTCCTAGGCTCGTAGACTTCTGGACGAAGAATGTTGAGCCCAGAGTTATGCCTGATGTTGATGGGACCGATGGGTGCAAGGTCAACATTATGGAGGCTAACCCTGAGCGATCTGGCGGAAGGGTGGTGTCCGGTTCGGACCCTGAGTATGTTCAAGTCTCCACTATCATTGAGGGCAGGGCTAGGCTTAAGGCAAAATTAAAGGATCTGTCGGAGGAAGAGCGTGGGCTTAAAGAAGAGATAAGGCTCATGGACAACCACCTTAGATTTATTGTGGGTAGGAACAAGTGGATGGAGTCTGACTCGTTCAAGGTTACCGTGTCCAAAAGGGACGGTAGAAAGAAGTTCGATAAAGATCAATTCATGAGTGATAACCCAGGGCTTTACGAGAAGTATCAATCCGAAGGGGACGGATATGAAGCTTTGAAGGTTACACTGAAATAAAAAACGAAAGAGGACGAAATGTTAGCAAAGAAAGTATGGGAATCGTTTAGGTCTAAGCGAGTATTTGAGAATGGATACATAGAGAAGAAGGGTCGATATAGTTACCTTGCGTGGCATGCTGCACAGGAAATACTTAACGACGACTTTCCGGATAACACTGTAGAGTTCTCAATGTATAAGCACCCAAGCGGGTATGAGACCTGTGCCATGTATTACCCTGACGGAACGGCAGAGGTAAACTGCACCATCACGATTAGGGAGGACGGCGAGTCCTTTAGCAGGAGCATGTTTCTCCCTGTTAAGGATCACAAGCATAAGTCTATTGTTAACCCAAACTCTATGGCAATAAACACTGCAAAGCAGCGGTGTGTTGTTAAATGCTTGGCGATGATGGGGCTTGGTCTGCATGTATATATGGGCGCAGAAGATGATCCAGAATACGTAATGACTGGGCTGGATAAGGTTAGAGGATTCTGCTCTGAGTTGTCCGTGTCTGAAGACAAGCTTAACCAGTATGTCAAATCAGTGGCGAACGGGAGTTCTATCTACGAGATTGCTGACAGAGAAAATGGCGACATCGATTCGCTTCTCCTTTACCTCAAAGACAAGGTAGAGGAAATAAATAATCAAGAAAACAACAAGCTGGAAGACCAGCAGTAAGGAGAAGATGCTATGTGGCATTCGACGATAATTGGAAACGTGGGCGATAATGGGGAATTGAAGACTGTTGGAGATGGAAAGCAGGTCTTAAGCTTCAATGTCGGGATTAAGACCGGCAGAGAAAACACAGAGTGGGCACAAGTTAGCGTGTGGGGCAACTACGGCGCGGCTATTGCGGAGTCTGTAAAGAAGGGTGCTCGAGTCACTGTTGTGGGACGAGTGACCGGTGTAGATGCATATCAAAAGAGGGACGGCGGATTCGGCAAGTCTGTGAAGATGACGGCTGACTCAGTTGAAATACATAGAAGTCGGGACGAGTCTCAGTCTCAGCAGTCTATGTCAATGCAGAAGAGGCAGCCTCAACAGCAACGGCAGGCTCCTCAGTCACAGCAGCAGTGGGGATCAACTCCACAGCAGCAGCCTTCACCTAGCCAGGGACAGTGGGGTTCTCAGCCTCAACAACAACAGCAGCAGCCAAACGGTG